ACAAGCTGAGAAGTTTCTTCCTCAGCCAGGGCCAGGTGCGACGAACACCCCTCTCAAGAAGTCCGAGCGATATGTTGCCCACTCGGATTACCTTCCAATTAGCGACGTTGTCGACATGAGGGAGTGGTATGAACCTCCTTTCTCGCCTCCAAGGCACTTTCGAGTAAACCTCGAGGGTATGTCCCAACAAAATGTCGTTAGGCAGCGTAAGAGACCGGCTCCAAAGCCATTGAACGAATATGATGCACCGACTTCGCGCTTTAAGTTTGTTCCAAAAACGAATAAAAAGGCGCGCGGTATGCATCGAAGAAAACGAAGTGCAATGGTTGCAGCAGGCGTTAAGAAAAGCGCTTGTAGAGAGGATAGAGTCGCATCCGCTTACAAGGGGGTACGTAAACTTTACTTCTCAGCAAATTAATGGGGATTTGGCCAAGGCTTCTTCGCAGACCGGTTCATTCGCAACTCTGGATATGTCATCCGCGAGTGATCGGATAAGCAGGAAACTAACCGCCTATCTTTTCGGTGGGAATAAACCGCTCTTGGATTTGATCCTTGCGTGTTCCACTGAAGCCATTGAACTTCCCGCAATTGAGGGGTTAAACTTTATTGATGAATTACCTATCAATAGAATCGCCCCAATGGGAAGTGCCATTTGCTTCCCCATTATGGCCTTAATTCATTTTGCTCTAATAAGGGCCATTTTGGAGTTTTCTGTTGTTCCACGGGATAAAATCCGGGAAGTGTACGTTTACGGCGACGATATCATCGTTCGTACGGAGTGCGTGCACGCGATTTACGACATGTTACCGTTGTACGGTATGAAGTTCAATTCAGAAAAGAGCTTCTATCGGTCGCATTTCCGCGAGTCCTGTGGTGTTCACGCCTATCAAGGCAAAGAAATTACACCAGTCCGATTAAAAATTGGACGCAAGAATCTACGTCTGTCGGATGTGCCCGGTGTCCTGCGCATTGAAGAAGCGTTTTACAGCAAAGGATATCGTCGTACAGCCGAATACCTCCGTATCCAAGTCCAGCGTTGTATGATTCAGCATGGAGTTTTTAAGTTCTATGCTGTGCCAGCAACGTCACCTCTCTTTGGCTTTTACCGAGCTGATGATGTGGCAACCCTTGACGAGTTTGTTAAAAACGTTGATGGTGAATGGAAGTTGGAGCCTGACGCGCGAAAGCCGTCGCTACAAAGTCCGTGGTTTACAGTTCCTGTGGTGGAAAATCTTGAGGAAGCATCACCTCCTTTGGATGGTCCGCCCGGGTACCTCCGCTGGCTTTGCACACAGGGTAGGAAGGGAAGACTCGTAGAAGATTGCCCATCTGACCAGAAAGTCATCAGATGGAAGACATTGCCTGAATCTGGGTTAGGCTTCCACGCGTAACAGGAGTTGCGTGGTTCAGCCTGACTTACAAACAGGGCAATTGGGTGAGGGAG